ACTGTTTAGTGTCATTAAATGGTGTCCTACAGGCTCCTATATCATCCTATACTATTGTAGGCAGTACGATTGTATTCGCAGCAGCATTAACATCATCAGATTCCATTGACTTTATCACTATAATGGGAGACACTCTCGACCTGGGAGTTCCGTCTGATGGAACTGTTACAGAACCAAAACTTGCAGCTAATACTGGTGGTATTGTAGATTGGCAAGCAGTAGTTACTGGTGCAACAACTATGGTTGCAGGAAGAGGATATTTTGTTGATACATCTAGTGCTGCAATTACAATGACATTACCCGCGTCAGCAGTTCGAGGTGACGAAGTTCATATAATAGATTACGCTGCAACAGCAGATACAAATAATATTACTGTTGGCAGAAACTCACACAAGATTCAAGGAGCCTCAGAAAATTTAACGGTTGCAACAGAAAGAGCCGCTTTTACTCTTGTGTATGTTGACTCTACGCAAGGTTGGCTATTAAAGGAGAAGTAAGATGGCTAATTATAATGCTGTCAAATATAATGGGTTCAGTAAGGGTACTCTTAAATTAATTAAAACATTAACTGCTTCTAGTTCTGCAACTCTATCTTTTGTTGATGGAAGTAGTGATGTTGTTCTTGATAATACTTACAAAGAATACTTATTTATTTTTAATAATATGCACCCAGCAACAAATAATGCAAATTTTCAATTTAATGGTTCTGTTGATACTGGTAGTAATTATAATGTTACTAAAACAACAAATTTTTATTACGCATATGAAGAAGAAGCTGATGGAGCGAATATACTTGAATACAGAGCCGATTATGATTTAGCACAAGGCACAGGTTTTCAATCTATTGCTCCAGAAATAGGAAGTGAAAATGATGAATGTGCAAGTGGTTTTTTACGATTGTTTAATCCAAGTTCAACAACATTTGTAAAACATTTTATTTCAACAGCAAATGGTTATCAAGGAGGTAATTATTCAATTAATCATTATTGTGCTGGATATTGCAATACTACTAGTGCAGTTGATGCAGTTCAATTTAAAATGAGTTCTGGCAACATAGATGCTGGAACCATACAACTATTTGGAGTATCATAATGGCAACATATCAAAATTCTAGATACAATATGGCTTTACCATCAGGATCAGGTGGTAGTTTAGTTCTTATTAAAACTTTAACTGCTAGTTCTTCTGCAACTCTGTCTTTTGTTGATGGTGCATCTGATGTTGTGTTAGATAATACTTATAGAACGTATATATTTAAGTTTATTAATTGTAGACCAGCAACTGACAACACAAATTTTACTTTTAATTTAAGCGCTGATACTGGATCAAATTATAATGTTGCTAAAACTTCAACTTTTTTTAACGCATATCATAAAGAAGATGCATCAGACGCTGGAATAACTTATGACACCAGTAGAGATTTAGCACAAGGCACAGGTTTTCAACCATTATCTCATGGGGCTGGTAGTGATACAGATCAATCTATAAGTGGAGAATTATTTTTATTTAATCCATCTAACACTACATTTGTAAAACATTTTATTGCACGTATAAATTTAAGTGAATTTAGAAATTATTGTAATACTGGTTTTACTGGTGGCTATGGCAATACCACTTCTGCTATTGATGCAGTACAATTTAAATATGCGTCTGGCAATATAAGTGCTGGTACAATTAAACTTTACGGGATAGCATAATGGCAACATACGCAAGCATAAAATACGATATGGATTTATCATCAAACGCTACAGGTACAGGTGGAATGACTTTAATCTCTACAACAACTGCATCTAGTTCATCAACTTTAGATATTACATCTGGTATTGATAGCACTTATAAGGAATATGTATTTAAGTTTATAGATATTCATGGATCAGCTCAAGGATCTAATTATTTTCAAGTAAATTTTAGAGATGGCTCATCAGCTTTTGATGCAACAAAAACCACAACACTTTTTAGAACTTACCATTTTGAAGATGATACCGCAGCAGCAGTAGCTTATGAAGCAGAACATGATTTAGCTCAATCAACTGGTGCTTTAAAAATTGCACAAGGTATAAGTACAGATAACGATCATTGTACAGTAGGAACTTTACATTTATTTGATCCAAGTTCTACAACTTTTGTAAAACATTTTCTTTCAGATACTCAAACAGCACATGAAGATAATGCTAGTTATAGATGGTCTGTTGCTGGCTACTGTAATGTTACAGCAGCTATTGATGGCGTACAATTTTCAATGTCATCTGGCAACATAGATAGTGGAACAATTAAACTTTATGGAGTATCATAGATTATGGCTATTAAAGTTGCAGTAAACAGAGCACTAACAGCAATCACAGCGTTGCCAACAGCGGCAGCCTTGACTGATGGTAATTTGACGTTGCTTACAACAGCAACAGCATCAAGTAGCGCAACATTAGATTTTACAAGTAATATAGATTCTACTTATGATAGTTATTTATTTAAATTTATTAATTGCCACCCAGCAAGTGATAATGTTACATTTCAAGTAGGATTTAGAGATGGTAGTACAGCTTATGATGCTACTAAAACAACTACATTTTTTAGAGCATATCAATATGAAGATAATTCTGGTGCAGCTTTAGCATATGTGGCAGGTCAAGATTTAGCACAAAGCACAAATTTTCAAAGTTTAACAGAAGGAACAGGAGGTGATAATGATCAATCTTGTTCAGGTACTTTACATCTATTCAATCCTAGTTCTACAACATTCGTAAAACATTTTATTGCAACTGTTAATAATGCACACGCAGTAAACCTCTCTGAAAATGTTTATGTAGCTGGTTATTGTAATGTAACAGCAGCTATAGATGCAGTACAGTTTAAATTTTCATCTGGCAACATAGATTCTGGCACAATAAAAATGTATGGAGTAGGAGATAAACAATCATGATTATAGGTGGACCAGCATTAACAAAATACAACGATAGAACTCTTAGAAATTTAACTACGGCTCCTGCATCCGTAACAAGTGCTCCAGGTGCGTTAGTACATATTAAAACTTTAACTGCTAGTTCTAGTTCTACATTGTCTTTCGTAGATGGTAGTTCAAGTGTTGTATTAGATAATACTTATCCTATTTATAAGTTTGAGTTTATTAATATGCACCCAGCTAATGCTGGTACAAACTTTAGAATAAATTTTAGTGCAGATACTGGAAGTAATTATAATGTTACAAAAACTACAACTGTATTTAAAGCCGAACATCATGAAAATGATACTGCAGCTTCACTTGGTTATGAAACTAGTCAAGATTTATCACAATCAACAGATCCACAAATGTTTATGATACTTGATAATGCTAATGATAGTGGTGGTAGTGGAGAATTATATTTATTTAATCCTTCATCAACTACATTTGCAAAATACTTTATGGCTAATGGAACTGGATTTGTAGTGGACGGTGGAAATCCTAAACAGTTTACCATGTATGTAGCTGGATATGGAAATACAACTTCAGCAATAGATGCAGTTCAATTTTCTATGGCAAGTGGAAACATAGATGCTGGAACAATTAAACTTTATGGAATAAAGGACGCATAATGACAGTACCAACTTCAGGATTAATTACAATAAATGACCGAGGGGCTAGATCAGCTACTACTTTTGGATCTGTTGAAGCTGGCGGTGGTAATATGGTATTTATTAAAAAATTAACAGCTAGTTCTAGTGCAACCTTATCTTTTGTTAATGGAGCAAGTTCAGTTGTCTTAGACTCTACTTATAAGGAATATTTATTTACTTTTAAAAATATTCACCCAGGAACTAATGATAAATTATTACAAATGAATATGAGTGCAGACACTGGTTCTAATTATAATGTAACAAAAACAACAACTTTTTTTCATGCTTATAATATGGAAGATGGAACAGATGGCACTCAGCAATATGATGCAAATAGAGACATAGCACAAAGCACAGGGTTTGCTACCATAGCACAAGGAGTTAATGCTGATAATGATCAATCTCTTAATGGAACTCTACATTTATTTAATCCATCAAGCACTACATTTGTTAAACACTTTATAGCAAGAACATTACATACAGCAGGTGGTGCTAGTAGAGATTGTTATGCTGCTGGATATGGAAATACAACATCAGCAGTAGATGCTATACAATTTAAGTTTGATAGTGGCAACATAGATGCTGGAGATATTTGCCTTTACGGAATACTATAATAATGATACATAAACACAAAGGAGAAAACTATGCCAAGATATCATAATATAAACGGTAACAAAGTACAGTTTACAGCAGCTGAA